ATTAGAGATATACAAACACAAAGTGGTGTAGTATATACATTTGATTACTTGTCATCAGCTAGCGATAGCATAGCATCTCCAGGAAAATTTGTATTTGGTCAACAGGTAGTTGATAATAATGTTTCAGAACTGACTAAATTTGGTCAAGCAGTTGACTACACGTCAGGCAAGTTGTTAATTACTAGTCCTGCACATAAAAATGTTTCTAGTCAGGTAGTTGGTAGACTAGTATCATGGAACAATGCTCTAAGACAAACTGCATGGAAAGTAATTAGAGAAGAAGAAAAAGTAGTCGATGTTAGTCTACTAAATTCTGCATTTATATACGACAAAAACGACAAGAAGGTAAAAGCAGAACTAGACTTTATTGATCCAATACAGGGCAAGATACTTGGGGCAGTCAGACAAAACTTAGATGTTGTTGGTGCTGAAGATCCAGCAAGTTACAATGTTGGGTCAGTAAACAATAATGGCATGACATGGAATAATGAGTATGTTGGCCAAGTATGGTGGAACACAACTAATGCACGATTTATTAATCATTATCAGGGAGATGTTGACTATAGATCAAAAACATGGGGTCAGCTGTTTGTAGGATCAACAATTGAAATTTACCAATGGGTAGAAAGTATACAACCTCCAGCAACCTATACAGGACAGGGAACAGTTTATAATACAACTAGTTATAGTACACATACTCGTGTTTCTGCTAGTGGAAATATTGAAATTGTTTATTATTTCTGGGTCAAAGACATACTAACAGTTGCACAAGAATATAACAAAACACTTAGTGTGAAAACTATGAGTGAATATATATTAGATCCTAAAGCTAGTGGCATTGCATACTTGGCACCAATTGCACCATCATCATTTGCAATGTATAATTCTAAAGAATATCTTGTAGCTACAGATAGAGTATTACATGTTGAATTTGACAAGATATCAACAGACAATAATGTTCACGTTGAATATGAATTAATTAAAGCTGGTGATCCTACAGAATTTTTAAGTGCAAGTCTATATAGAAAACTAATTGACAGTTTTACAGGTGCTGATAGTATCGGATTTAAAGTTCCAGATCCAACTCTGAGTGTAGCAGAATCGTACGGTGTGGAATATAGACCTAGACAAAGTATGTTTGCAGACAGGTACATGGCCTTAAAAAACTACATCATCAGAGTAAACAGTGTATTTGCTAAACATACTATGAGTGAGATGCGTAGCTTTACATTGCTAAACAGTCAAGAAGCTGAACCAATAACTGGATCAGGGTCATGGGACAAGCGTTTACTTACATATGATGAATTAACATATCAAAATCTTATATTAGTGCCGACAGGATACAAATATCTAGTTGCCAATGATGGCCAGAATAATAACTTATGGACAATATATGAAGTTCAAGCAGACGATAGTTTATTATTAGTCAGAGTTCAAAATTATAAAACATCAAATTATTGGACATATATAGATTGGTATGCCACAGGATATTCAGCTTTAACCAAACCAATAAACGAAGTTAGTACATATTCTAGACTGGCCACAGTTGAATCAATAACATCAACTGGCGACATTGTTCAGGTAACTGCTAACAGCAACGGTAAGAGCGAAAATTATGTTAGAACAACAACAGGATGGACTCGTATTAGCTTGCAAGACGGAACAATAGCTATATCAACATCGGTGTATGATTATACTCTTGGTAGAAATGGATTTGATGTTGAAGTATTTGATGCACAATACTTTGATGCAGAGCCTGTAGTTGAAACTAGACAAATCATTAAAGCAATCAATGATGAACTATTAATTAATGAATTGGCAATAGAAAGAATAAATCTAATAACTCTAATGTTTGAATACATTAAGAGTGAACAGACTAGCGTTAACTGGCTAGTAAAAACATCATTGGTAGACGTCGAACACACATTAAGAGACCTTCAGGAATATGATATCTATCAAGTTGATAACCAAGAGTTTGTTGAGAAATATATCAATGAAGTTAAACCATATCACGTTCAAATAAAAGAATTTAATTTAAAATACCAAGGTGAAGAGTTATTCAAAGGTAGCACAACAGACTTTGATTTACCAAGCTATTATGACAACACTTTAGGACGTTTTGTAAGTCCTAAATTATCAACAGATGGGCTACCAGGTAGCTACGCCAGTGACAACGCTATATGGTCAACATGGCCCTACAGCCAATGGAATGCAAACCACACACTGTCTATAGATTCAGTTACAGTAGTTAATGGAGGAAGTGGATATACAGTAGCACCAACAGTGTCAGTAACAGGTACTGCTACAACACCAGCAACATTTAAAGCAATAGTAAATACAGCAGGAGCAGTTACTAGAGTTGAAGTTGTTACAGCTGGCGCAGGCTACACAACAACGCCAACATTAACAATAAGTGGTGCCGGAACAGGTGCAACAGCAATAGCAGTAACTAGCCCAGGAACAGTTAGATCATACAACACTACTATCAAGTATGATAGGTATGAATACAAAAGTGAAATTGTAGACTGGACAGCATCCACTGTTTACAACCCAGGTGACCTTGTAAGACATAACAATAAAGTTTATGAAACAAATAACGCAGACGATAGTTCATTAACAGTTACGCAAACATTGTTTGATCCAGATGATTTTACTTTAGTAGATGCTAGTACACTTAGTGGCGTAAACAGAACTATGGGACTATATGTTCCAGCAGTTAGTGAGCCCGGATTAGACTTAGGATTGCTAATATCTGGTACTGATTATCCAGGAGTTCAGGTCAAGGGACCATTGTATTCACAAAATACAGGTTATGACATTGGTAACTTTGATGTTAATCCGTGGGATAACTTAGACTTTGGTCCTGAAGGTGAAGTAACATATTCTGAATCGTTGCTTGATACCAAATACGATCCAGGAACATACACTGATACATACCTAGGAACACTAGCAAGTGATATAAATGTTAGTGGTGGTGCGTTTATTGACACATACTCAAGTCATTCGCCACAAGAGCTAGTTCCTGGATCAGTGTTTGACACACTAAACATGAAAGTGTTTACTCGTCCAGGCGCAGATACTGACAACAATGGACATTCAGCACCATTTGGCAGTGAAAATTGGGTGTATGACGGAACAGCTGACACAAGAACAATTAATTTTAGTACACTAACTACAAATCCATTTGCTGTTAGGGCATTAAACATTACTACTGGATTAACTCTAAGATTTGAATATGTAACACCAGCGGCAGGTGCCGTAGACTATACCATTGATTGGTTAAACAAAACATTAACATTCACTGGTACTAATATATCAACAGGTGATATCCTAAGAGTAGAGAGCTATGGTATTGGCGGTGGAAATCAGTTATGGGTTGATAATTATTCAGTAACTGATCATTATGTAGATGCATCTACGCTTGTGTATATCGATGTTCCTGTTAACTTTGAACAAATTTATGAAGCAATGATTAAGTGTAATGGTTCTAGAATTACAAACTATACATTTGCAGAAGTTGACGAGTATACAACCAGAATTACATTTGGAACAAGCGGAATTAGTACAGTTAAGTATTTTGGTACTAGTCCACTAGTTCCGGGCGATTACTTACATGTTGCAATTTTAGGTTACGAAGGTGACGCATCAACAGTGCCTGGATATGTAACACATGATGAAAGTTTAGTACATACATCAAGTCATCCAAGTTCGCAATACTTTGATGCTACTGGTGTTGTTGAATATAGTTTGACACAAGACTTCCAAAAGTTTAATCCGTATACAGCAATAGTAGAGGTTGACGGAGTAAGACAAACTCCACCTGAAGCATTGCAATTTACTAGTGACGGATCAAGTGCAGGTCCTTTCTATCTACATTTAACAAATTGGAAAACAGCAGAAAATATTTTCCAAAGTTTAATAGCAGACAACGAAGTGCATGTGTTTGTGGGTGATAGACAACTTAAACTATATGAAGATTTTACAATATCGGCAATAGACGAAAGTTCAATACGATATATTGCAATGACTGTAGCACCTACAGTAGGTGAAGTAGTTACAGTGTTTGTTGAAACTGCGTCAGGATACAAAATAAATTATAGCGGTGAACCGCATAGTATTGATAACACAATTGTGTTTGACACAGCACCTACTGTAGGATCTAGAGTAGTTATAACCTCAGACAACAACACCAGTGATTTAGATCTAATCAATAGAGCATTTAAAGGACCAACATCAACAGGTGTTGAAACTGTTGTAGGATACGATGCTGACACCTTTGACGAAACAACATTTGATGAAACAGTTGGGTCAACAGTTGATCTGAGTATATATGATTTAGGTAGAGTTATTGCTCGACCAGACAGACTACAGGTTACAGTAAACGGTTATAGAAAATATTATGGCAGAGACTGGAAACTAAATCAAAATTCAGAAACTAGTATTGAATTTTTAAGTGCCGACGTTGCAGACTTAGATGTCGTTGTAGTACGTATGCAAAGTGAAAATGTTGTTCCAGACAGATTAGACTTTGCTATATTTAAAGATATGAAAGACACTAATGCAGTTTATAATATTAATAAATCGCATGTTACTACATTAACAACAGCATTAACCGCTGATGCTGATGAGATCTTGGTATTGGATGTAACTAAATTAAGCGAGCCAGATATAACTAATAATGTATTTGGTATTGTTGTAATCGACGGAGAGCGTATTACTTACAGAACAAGAGATGTAACAAATAACAAAGTTAGTGGATTACGTAGGGGGACAGCAGGAACATCAGCTACTAGTCATGCAATTGGAGCAACAGCGTATGACTATTCAGTAACAACATATTTAAATTATAGTTATAGTCAAACATGGTATGCACAACCTACTAGTGGTGCAACTGCTACTGATGGTAAGGCTTTACAGAACACAAACACGGTGCCAGCTAAGTTTCTTAAGGGGCAGTAATTAAGGATGGATAAATATAGTATGGAACATACAACTGAGCAAGAAAATATGGAAGAACAAATACAACAACCAAATGAGAATAGTGGAATCTTAATTCAAGGCCACTTAAAAATATTTGATCCTAACAACGAAGAAGTGTTTGTAGATAAACGCAATGCTATTCATTATGAAAACTTTTCAAAAAGTCTGTCACAGAGCATGGCTAATAAAAATTTAGGATATGTTTATCAGATGGCATTTGGAAATGGCGGATCAAGTGTAGACACTACTGGTGTTATTACATATTTGCCACCAAACGTCAGCGGTACTAATGCTGATTTATATAATCAAACATATCAAAAGATTGTAGATGATACATCTGCGGCAAATACAGACACAACAAGAAATAAATTAACTGTTCTACACACAACTGGCAAAGTATATACAGATATTTTAGTAAGTTGCCTATTAGATTACGGAGAGCCTAGTGGACAACAGGCATTTGACAATTCAACAAACCTAGACGGTGATTATGTGTTTGATGAGTTAGGTCTTAAAACTTGGCAAGGTTCAGCAAGTATTTTAGATTTAGTAACACATGTAGTGTTTCACCCAGTACAAAAATCACTAAACAGACAAATTCAGATAGATTACACTGTACGTGTGCAGACTCTGACCAACCTAAGTACCACTTAATAAACACAATGAAAACTTGGTTATACATTAAGCAACATAATAAAACTGGGCTAAAGTACTTTGGCAAAACAGTTAAAGATCCGGTATTGTATAACGGATCAGGTAAGCGGTGGATGAATCATTTAAAAGTTCACGGTCCAGATATAACTACAGTATGGTATCAACTATTCAGTAACAAAGATACATTAGTTGAATACGCATTAAATTTCTCTGAGAAAAATAACATTGTTGAATCAGAAAAATGGGCAAATCTTAAACCTGAGAATGGTCTTGATGGTAATGTAGCAGGGAATAAACATAGTAGCGAAACAAAAAATAAAATAAGCAGGAACACTATAAATACGCACAAAGGGCAAATTGCGTGGAACAAAGGCAAAGCAATGTCAGCAATACACAAAGCTAAGGCTGTAGAAGGACAAGAGCAGTACCGCATTGCTAACCCAGACTGGTATGAAAAATCGTTTGGTAATCCAGCAATTAGAGAAAAGAGAGAAGCAAAAAGATTAGCAGTAATTTGTAAACCTGTTTGTGTAGATGGAACCATATACCCATCTGCTACTGCAACAGCTAAAGCACTAGGATTAAAAAAGATAACGCTCATAAAACGAGTTTTAAGCAAGAATTTTGAATCATATGGATATTTAAGCACCACTTAAATGTGCTAACATAATAGTTCTGATAAATAATACAATAAGGATACGGAGTATATAAACGATGGCATACACAATTAATCAAACAGATGGAACCATATTTGCTACATTAGCAGATGGTACTATCAACACTACAGGATCGCTGACATTAGTCGGTAAGAACTATGCAGGCTACGGTGAGTTCTTAAACGAGAACGTGCTGAAACTATTAGAAAGTGGTGCTAACACTACATCACCAAGTGCACCTTTAACAGGCCAATTATGGTTTGATAAAACAAATGGACTGCTTAAAGTTTATAACGGAACACAATTTAAAAACCTAGGGTCTGCAACAGCGGCAACAAGTGCACCTACATCAGTAGTAACTGGTGATTTATGGTTTGACACTACAAACGCACAATTAAAAGTGTATGATGGATCAGCCTGGATATTAGTTGGCCCGTCATTTACAGCAGGTTCAGGAACTACAGGTGCTATAGTTAATACAATTGAAGATAATGTTGCAGTTGATCATGTTGTTGTTCAGATGTATGTTGAAAATACCATTGTTGCAATGATTTCAAAAGACGCAACCTTTACTCCAGGTGCGGCAATTACAGGTTTTGCAACAGTTGGACCTGGTGTACAACTAAGCACAACAGTTTCAAACGCAGTGTTTAAAGGTTCAGCAACAAACGCACAAACATTAGATAATTTAGATTCAACAGACTTCTTAAGTGCTGTTGGTAACGATACAACATCAGGTACACTAGGTGTACTTAATGATACTGGTCTAGCAGTTGGTGTAGACAGTGACCTAAGAGTAAGCGTATCCGGCTCTGATGTTACTATCCAAAACCAAACTAGTGACGGTGACGTTGTACTTAGAGTAAACGACGGTGGAGTTGCAACTACAGTTGCTACACTTGATGGTGCTACAGGTACATTACAAATGTCAGCAGACCTACTTAACGCACAAGCAGACGGTGTTGGTAACATTGGTAGTTCATCAGTTGGGTTTAATACAATACACGCTAAAGCTACATCAGCACAATATGCGGATTTGGCGGAACGTTTTGAAGCAGACACAATATACTCAGCAGGAACAGTTGTTGAACTAGGTGGTGCAAAAGAAATTACAGTAGCACAACAAGATTTAACAGATGCAGTATTTGGTGTTATATCAACACAAGCGGCCTATTTGATGAATGGATCAGCTGGATCAAACGAAACACATCCAGCAATTGCTATGTCAGGAAGAGTTCCTGTTAGAGTAATAGGTAGTGTTAATAAAGGCGATAGACTAGTTTCAGCAGGTAACGGGCTAGCTAGATCAGCAAGAGAAGGAGAAGCCAATGCCTTTAATGTTATTGGCAGAGCATTAACAACAAAAACTACAGTTGAAGAAGGCACAGTCGAAGCGATTGTGACCATATCCAACTAAATAGCATATAATAGGAAAATAACATGGCATATACAACAGGGCATACTATACTAGATGACGAATACAACATATTCGCAACCGGTAACGCGGCAGGAACAGGAGACAACGGCACCGCAAATTTAAATACTCTTTGGGGCACAGGAACCACAGATTGGGGTTACGGTGAAACAGGAATTTCAGCAGTGTCAGCTGGATCAACAGTCACAGCTACACAGTGGGAAACACTAGTAGCTAGAATGGAAGCCATTGCGGCACACCAAGGTTCGTCAGTTACAGCAGTTTCAACAATTAATGCTGGTGACACTGTTACAGTACTGGCAAACTTCCAAACAGACATAAACACTATTTGGGCTAACAGATTAAATGCGGCGGCTTCGGGGACACCAATTACCTCAGGTGGCGCATCAGCAAGAGCAACAGCCTGGGCAGGCCAAACTGGAACGCAAACTATTGCAACTACACAACGTGTAGCATTTGCTTCAGCTAACGCGGCTAGATATTGGTTCAATGCAGGCGGCCTAATTACTTTTACATTTGCACGTAGTGGTGGTACAGCAAACGATAAAAACACTGAATGGGCGGCGCTATGTACTGACATGGGTACTGTTACATTTAGTGGCAGTGATTCACATACTGTTGCGGCCACAGCATATACAGGTACTACACAAACAGGTGGTGCGGCAGGTGGCGGCAGTTCAGCTAAATCAACACTTGATTTTAATGCACTAACAGCTTCATTACAACAGTTGATCATTAAGTATTCAGACGGAGCTCCATACACAGCTAACTACATTAAAATAGAAGCATTGACATCAGGTGCTAACTTAGATTTTACAATAACAATGCAAGATGATGCGGCAGATACAGCTAACGCGGCATATCCAACTGGAGGCAACCAACAAGCATTAGACCAAGTTGACGGTACAATGACAGTAACAATGACAGCAGTTCCACCAAGTGCCACATACGCAACATCAGCAAACTGGGGGACACCAACACTATCTGTAACAGAAGCACTATAAACTAGATAGTTTGATAGAATTGATAAAAGAGCTTTTTTCAAAGCTCTTTTATTTTGGCCATAAGTATGTTATACTTCTATTATGACTATACTATCAGAAAACATTAAACAACGCTTTGATCACGAAGCGGCCAAACAAACTCGTCGAGAAAAGTATGAGGCCAAACTCATATTTGCTTCTTGTGGAGGTATGTGGCGTGCAAACCCTACACTAATTACCTTGCTTACCAGCATTGAAGACATTGATAACCCAGTGATCTTAGATCTATACGGCAACCCTGTTAGTATTAACCGCATAGAATTGTTAAAAGAAACTAAACAACGTTGGCAAGAACAAATGAATGCTTGGTTAGTTGAATTAACAGAAATAAGTCAACAACGATGACACGGGGTGTTTTAATCTATGCCTTTAATAATGGCGAAATAGACTATGAAGCTATGGCTAGATGGAATGCTAAACGCATCAGACGATTCCTTGGGTTAGAAACCACAATCATAAGCAATAAAGAACAAGCGTCTAGTGGAGGAACCAGAACGTTCGACGGTGTTACATCTCAATGGCTAAATGCTAGCCGTGCAAACGCCTGGGAAGATAGCCCCTATGATGAAACAATAGTGATTGATGCTGATTACATTGTAAATTCAGATATACTATTAAAATTGTTTGACAGTCCACAAAGTTTTCTTATACATCAAACAGTCAGTGACGCCACAGGAAGAAACAACTTTAAAGGACAAGATACTTTTGGACAATTGGAATTTCCGCAAAGTTGGGCAACGGTATTCTATTTTAATAGAGACACATATAATCAATCAATATTTGATATAGTGAAAACAATAAAAAATCATTATAGTCATTTTGCAGACATATATAAATTCCCATTGAGACCTTTTAGAAATGATTTTGCTTTTTCAATAGCACTAAGTCTAGTAGACGGTCACATTGTAGGTCCTAAACATACTATACTTTGGCCATTGGCTACGACTTCTACTGATGTTACTGTAACTGTTGATAATGATGTTATCAACTTATTGTATAAAAAGAATAATAAACAAATGAAATCTCAGGTAAGAGGATTAGACATACATGTGATGCACAAGAAATCAATGGAGAATATTAGTGCAACTAGTTAAGGCAGAAAGAGGATATCTGATATTAGCACAAGGTAAGCAATACCATCAATGTGCCCGTGCGTTAGCAAAGTCAATTAAGTACTTTATGCCTGGATCACAGGTAGCTGTTGTAGGCGATTGTAAAGATGATATATTTGATTATGAGATACCACTACCACACGGCGACCAGGGTGGTCTACGTAATGATTGGCAACTATTAGAAGCAAGTCCATTCAGACAAACACTTAAATTAGAAGCTGACATGATACTAAACGGTAGTATTGATCATTGGTGGGCTATGGTAGAAAAACGAGATGTATTTGTTACAGATGGAGCCCGTAACTTTTATGGACATCGAGCAACACAGAGAGACTACCGCAAACATCTAGATATTAACAACTTACCTGATGTGTACAATGCTATTACATACTGGAGACGTAGTCAACTGGCCGCAAAGTTCTTTACTACATGTAGAGAAATATTTGAAAATTGGGACCAAGTTAAACTAAAAGGGTGGTCACAAACAGAGCCAGACACTGATACAGTATATGCCATTGCTATAACATTATTAGGCCGAGAGAACTTCTTATTACCTACATCATATCCTAAGTTTGTACATATGAAAGGAAAGATTAACTGGTGCCAGGGCGAAGACTGGACAAGAGAATTAGTGTGGGAATTATCTAATAGAGGATTACGGATTAATACTATACAACAAAGAATACCTACACACTATTATATTAAATCATTTGCAGGAAAATTAGAGGAACACTATGAGCAACTTCTGGAAAATTAATAAAAATCATCATGGTGTTAAAGCAAGGACAGAATGGGAATATCGCCTTTATTACAATGACGATGGATCTGTAATTACCTACACCACCGACGATATTTCAGGTAACTATATAGTAGTAGAGAGAGAAATATATGCACAATTTAGACAGGATGTTGTTGTTAGAAATGGACAAGTATTCAATCCTAATCGCACTACACAGTATCGTAAACTAGTACCTAGCAGTGAAGGGACAGAAACACAAGTAGATGATATTACTTTAATAGGACCAGGCCAAAAATGGAAGTTAAAATACTATGATTAAGATTGATGTAGCAGATTTAGATGTAGTTTATCTAAGTTATGATGAGCCCAAAAAAGAAGAGTTCTGGGTACAGATTAAAAATATGGTACCGTGGGCCACTCGTGTAGACGGAGTTAAAGGCAGTGACTCAGCACATAAAGCCGCGGCTGATGCTAGTACTACAGATAGATTTATTCTAATAGATGGCGACAACATGCCAAAATCTGACTTCTTTGATTTAACATTTGAACTTGAAGATCAGAATTACGAAAAGGCAGTATTTCGCTGGAGGGCCCGCAATGAAATAAATGGCCTTATGTATGGCAATGGTGGAATGAGTTGTTGGACTAAAGACTTTATCTATAATATGAAAACACACGAGCATAGTGACGGTAGTGATGATACAGCAGTAGAGTTTTGCTTTGATCCTAGGTATTGGTCTATGCACGATTGCTATTCAACAACATACCCTAATGCAACACCTTTCCAGGCTTGGCGAGCAGGATTTCGTGAAGGGGTTAAGATGTGTTTAGATAGAGGTGCAAAACCGACACTTGCAGACTTTAAACAAAAAGCACACAATCGTAACTTAGATAATCTTGCTATATGGCACAATGTTGGTCGTGATGTAGAGAATGGTGCATGGGCAATGTTAGGTGCTAGACTAGGTACACAAATGACTATGCTATCTGAATGGGATTATACAGAAGTACAGTGGTTTGATAATTTACAAAAGAAATGGGATTCAATTAAGCATCAGAATCCAGAACCACTATTAGCTAACTATGCTGACAGCTTACGTAGATTGGACTTAGATATAGTAGAGTTAGACAAAAAACAAAGCAAGTTCTTTAAGAAACATTATAGATCAAATTGGCGTAATCTAGGACCAATGGTCAGGGAGATTGACATACTAAAATGAAATTAAAAGTATCTGACATCAGTGTTCTAGATTTGGAAATTACCTCATATTGTAATATTAAGTGCCCGCAATGTTCACGGATTAACGAAGACGGGGAGTTAGCAGAATATGTAACTCTAGACCAATGGGATTCTAATATTTTAACTAACTTAGAAATTAATCAAATGACAAATTTAAAATTTGTTATTCTTAAAGGAGACACAGGGGACGCTATGATGCACCCCGATATTGAAAATATTGTTGATAAGTTATACAATAGCCTGAGTAATCCTAAACTAATCATATTAACTCATGGTGCTCTAAGATCTACAAAATGGTGGGAGCAGTTCGGAAGGAAATTTAAAAATCGATTAATAGTACAATTTAGTATTGATGGTCTCGACGACACTCACAAACTTTATAGGGTAGGTGCTAATTATAATAAAGCAATTGAAAATGTAACAGCTTTTATTAAAGGTGGTGGATTTGCTACTAGTCGATGTTTGGTATTCAAGCACAACGAACATCAATTAGATCAAATAGCCGATACTGCTAAAAAAATAGGATTTAAGCATTTTCAATTTATACCTTCAGATGTGGGAAGATTTAGAGGACAAGAAAAATGGAAAGTATATAACAAAGGTAAACCAACCCATACTATTGAACCTACAACTATAGAAGATTTTACTAAATGGAGTTGGGGACCGCACGAAGAATGGAACAAGTGGAGCCAACCA